GACTACAACGGCATGGCGTCTGACCTCGCGAAGGCTTCGCGCTCGTTCGGCAACGAGACGACTGACAATGCCTACCGTCGTGCGTTCGTAGGCCGCGTCGCGAGCTTTGATACGTTCAAGCTGGATTATGCGGTTCGTAAGGCTGCGGCAGCTGGCGGCGGCGCTCTCACGGTTTCGACGCTCGTCGGAGCCTCGAACTTCTGGGTGCCGAAAGCGACCAACACTGCTGCGACTGGCGAAACCGCGAACGTGGATAACCGCTATCAGACGATCACGGTCTCGAGCACCACTAACGTGGCTGCGGGCGACTCGTTCACCATCGGTTCGGTCTTCGCGTGCCATCACATTACGAAGTCCAGCACCGGCATTCTGAAGTCGTTCCGAGTGATTTCTGTTCCGAGTTCGACCACGCTTGTTATCTCGCCTCCGATCATCAGCAATCAGGGCGGCTCTGATGCGGAAGCGCAGAACCAGAACGTCGTGATCGGGACCCCGAGCGGGACTGCTCCGATCGTGTTTCTGAACACGGTTGCCGGCTCGATGAATCCGTTCTGGCAGAAAGACTCGCTCGAAATCTTGCCGGGTCGCTATGCAGTCCCGAGCGATGCGGGCGTGGCCGTCATGCGTGCCTCGACTGACCAGGGCGTTGAATTGGTTATGTCGAAGCAATACGACATCAACACGATGAAGACGAAATATCGTCTCGATACGCTCTACGGGGTTGTTAATAAACAGCCCGAAATGAGCGGCATCATCATGTTCTCGCAGACTTAAGGGAGGCCCCATGTCTAACGTAATCGCTCCATTCGGGACGCAGCAGATCACCATCCCGGCCAACGAATCGATCGCCGTCTTTACGCAGGGTTCCGCCACTGTAAGTCGGTTGATTGGTTTCCCGAACTACCCGACGACTGGCACTCTTTTGGGCTCAGTCATCAACACCCAGACCGTGTTCGGCCCGTACACTTCAGGCGCTGAAGTCGTGGTCGATGCGTCTGGCGGCTTGCAGGTTCTCTGGGAAGTCGGCACCGCTCCACAGGTTCAGCAGCAGCGGTTGCTGTCGCCGGTGCAGGTTGCGCCGGGCACTCTCAACGCTACCGGCACCCTCACCGTGGCGCTTTGCCTCAGCGGCATCGTGACGTCGACCACCGCCGCAGCAGTGACCGCGACGCTGGATACGGGTGCGATCTGGGATCTGGCCAGTAACTGGTCGGTAAATGATTCGTTTGACTGGGCCGTGATCAACACGGGCGGCGCGAACACCTTCACCGTCACGGCTGCGGCCTCTGGGCACACGCTCGTTGGTTCTGGCGCGGTCGCGAACACGACCAGCGGTCAGTTCCGCACCCGAAAGACTGCTGCCGACACGTTCGTCACCTATCGCCTCGGCTAGAGGCTGAGACGCAGGCCGGGAGGGCTTCTGTCCACCGGCCTGCGTCGCACTAACGGAGATTCTCGGATGCCGATGAAGCAGGGTTACTCAAAAAAGACCATCTCGAAAAACATCTCTACCGAGATGAAATCAGGCAAGCCGCAAAAGCAGGCTGTCGCGATGGCCCTCGCAACCGCTAGAACTGCCGCCACGAAGGCTGGGAAGCCGTCTAAGGCCCCCAAAGCAATGAAGAAGGGGGCAATGTGATTCTGGTGTTCAAACTCAACGGGCCGCACTGGGGGCCGCCAGGGCTCAAGTACGACTCGAAGGGCGTTCACCCAGATGATCTAGACCAGGCGCTAGAGCAGGGATGGAGCCCGGATTTTCTTACCGCTCTCGGGCTCGTTGAATCTCAACCAGAGTCGTCGCAGGGCGAAGCAGAACAGCCAGACAATTCTGCCCCAACGAGGGCGGAACTCGAGCAGATGGCGACCGAACTGGGAATCTCGTTCGATGGTCGCACGACCGACAGAAAGCTCGCAGAGCGAATCGCAGAACGAATCGCAGAACAGCGCGCCTAACATCAGACAGGCAAAGGGGGAAACGCCGTGTCGAATGACCTGATTAAGAGTTACAACGATGTCCGTCGCCGCAATCGAAATATGCGGGATGGAACGTATGCGGAAGTCAATCAGCCATCGACGCAGTCGATGTTCCGAACGACGTTTGCGAAAGTCATCGCGAGCGGCGTGGATCCAGATTTTTTCGCGCAGATCGGCCCTCGTGGAACCGGGATCACATATAGCCAGAGCGGCGGCGATCTCGTCATCAACACGGGCACGACAGCTAACGCTGAATTGATTCTCCGGAGCAATGATTTCTTCAGCGGGCCTAATGTAGTTCGCTGGCAGTGTTCACTCTCTCAGCGAATCGCCGACCAGAATTTCGTCATCGAGCTGGTGGATGTTCTCGGTGATAACTGCGCCGTCACGATCAACAGCGCAGTCTCGATTACCGTCAACATTCCAGGCTCACCGTTCACAAGCGCAAACGTCGGCCAGTCAGTCAGCGTTGGCGGGATTAGTGGTGCAGCAGGCAGACCAGGCAGATATGCGATCGCATCTGTAGCAGGCCCTCTCGTTACGCTCACCGTTGCAGGCTGGCCAGCATCAGGCACCGCGACCTGCACCGTATACGGATGGAACTTCCATCGCACAACGTACAACGGCACGACTGCAACGAATGCCGCCTATGACGCGGGCCGTCGAGGATATGCAAGCGGCGACACGACGGCGACGATCAATACGACAGCCTCTCCCGGCCACATGGGCATCATGACCTATGAGGACGGGATGACCTCGCTGCAAGATCAGCTGGTCGCCAGCAGCACTGCCCAGGCGACTACGCAGAGAGCGAGTCGAGTAGTAAACGTCCCAGACGAAAACGCGAATCTTTATCTGCAGATTCGCTGCACGAACGGAACATCGGCCCCGGCCAGCACCACAGCGTGGACGATCGGCATGACTTCTGTTTCGGAATACTCTGCCGTGAACGTCGCGGTGAACTCTATCAGGCCTCAAGTCGCAAACTCGGCTGCTTCAGTCTCTATTGCCTCCGGAACGCTTCCCACAGTCACGACCGTGGGGACAATTACTGCAGCGAACCTAAATTTCCCTCAGCTAATCGTGGACGTCACCAGCGGCTCTATCACTGCAACGGTAACGAGCGCGACGGTGACTCCGACGTTCGGGATCAGTTATCAGGTCATTCTAGTAATCGGTGCTGTGTCTGGAACAAGCCCGACGCTCGATGTGTCGATTGAGGAATCGGACGACAGTGGCACCAGCTGGTATAAGGTCTACGATTTCGCTCGAATCACGACCGGAAGCGCGACGTATAGAAGCCCTATGATTCCGCTTTCCGGGAATCGCATTCGATACGTTCAGACCGTTGGCGGAACGACTCCGAGCTTCAATCGAACAATCAATCGGCTTCAGTCGTCATACCCGGCGCTAGTGCAGCGGCAGTTGATTGATCGCACGATCTCTCTGACGACCCTTAACAGCACGACCCCGACTTTGATTTCGCGAGATGCGGGCAACGCGACGCAGATAGTGATCAACGTCGGAGCGATCACAACGACCGCGCCTCAGTTGCAGCTGGAGGGTTCCGAAGACTTTGGCACGACGTGGTTCTCGATTGGAAGCCCTCTCACTGCCGTCGCCAGCAGCACCGTTCAGCAGACCGTGCTAGATATCAACGCCGCGCTGCTTCGTGCGAGAGTCTCAACCGCAGGCGTGGGCGTCACCGCTGGCTACGTCATGATTAAAGCGCACGATTAGCCTCGATGAGTTACACCAAGCGCGAATTTGTCATGGCTGCATTCGAGGAGATCGGCATCGCCGGGTACACCTTCGATCTGCAGCCGCAGCAGCTAGAATTTGCCCTTCGCAGGCTCGACCTACTGATGGCAGGCTGGAACGCTCGCGGCATTCGTCTAGCTTATCCTCTCGCATCAAGTCCAGGGGATAGCGACCTCGACGAAGAGACCCGAGTGCCAGACTCGGCGAATGAGGCAATCGTCGCGAATCTAGCTCTCAGAATCGCCAGCGCTTTCGGTAAAACTCCAGCAGACTTGACGAGAGTCATGGCGAAGCAGGGTTACGATCTGCTGCTCTCTCGAGCCGCACAACCGATAGAGATGCAGCTGCCCAGCGAACTACCGGCAGGCTCTGGCACCAAGCCGTGGCGACGAGACAATCCGTTCGTGCTGCCTCCAGTAGATCCGCTCCAGGTCGGATCTGACGCTCTGCTCGACTTCTAACGGGGGAACGATGTCCACGATCAATCAGCTGTCCGGATTAACCTCAGTCAGCGCAGGCGACCTCCTCGCGGTCTGGTCAACGAACAACGGTGACACCAGGCGCGTCGCAATCTCAGCGCTGCTAGCTTACTTCCAAACTCAGTTCGCCGCGCCAACGATGGCCACGAATATCTATGTGCCCAGCACTGGATTTTCGATCACGGTGCCGACGCCTGTTTCTCAGCAGCAGTGGGTTCTCTTGCAGCCCGCAGCAGTGCTTGCCACAGGCACCATCGTCTTCCCGTTGAATACAGGCGTGCCAGACGGGACTGAAATTCTCATCACGAGCACGCAGACGATTACTGCTCTCGCTCTCTCAGCAAACGGAGCCACAACGATCTCCGGGGCCATCACGACGATCGCCGGAGGAGGCAGAGCTAGGTATCGTTTCTACCAGGCGACGAACAGCTGGTATGCGATCTAACGGCTCAGATCCGAGACTCGCTCGGGCGGGAGTCTCCGGCTATAACAAGCCGAAGGCGACTCCCTCTCATCCAACGAAGTCTCACGTCGTCGTGGCCAAAGTCGGCGACGCAGTCAAGACGATCCGTTTCGGCCAGCAGGGAGTGAAGGGCTCGCCGAAAAAAGCGGGAGAATCTGAGTCGAACAAAAATCGCCGCGAATCATTCAAGGCTCGTCACGCAGAGAACATCGCGAAGGGGAAAATGAGCGCGGCCTATTGGGCCGACAAGGTCAAGTGGTGAGCCTGTGCAGATCCCAATCCTAGCCGGAATCTACACCGACAACGCTCCAGCGCTTCGCACCAGTTACCCGGTAAATCTCCAGCCAGTCCCGAAAACGCAAGCGCTCGGAACTGAGTTTCTCAAGCCTGCGGACGGCATCATCGCGCTCGGCACTGGCCCCGGCATCAATCGTGGCGCCATCGAATGGAATGGCGATCACTACAGAGTGATGGGCTCTCAACTCTGCCGCATCGATAGCGCAGGCACGCTCACGGACTTGGGCAGCGTGACAATCGGTTCCGGAAATCGAGTCTCGATGGATTACAGCTTCAGCAGGCTCGCCATTGCATCGAATCAGCAGCTCTACTACTACGACGGCACAACGCTCGACCTGGTCACCGACCCAGATTTAGGGGTCGTCCTTGATGTCATCTGGATCGACGGATATTTCATGGTCACCGATGGCGACACCATCGTCGTGACCGAGCTTAACGATCCGTTCGCAGTCAATCCGCTGAAGTACGGCTCAGCGGAAGTGGATCCAGACCCGATCGTCGCGCTCAAGAAATTGCGAAACGAAGCCTATGCAATCAATCGTAATTCGATGGAGGTCTTCGAGAACGTAGGAGGAGAGGGCTTCCCGTTCAGTCGCATCGATGGCGCGTTTATTCCGAGAGGCTCAATCAGCACGTCGACCTGCTGCGTTTTCATGGACGCCATTGCATTCATCGGTGGGGCTCGAAATGAAAGCCCATCGGTCTGGCTCGGGCTCAACGGCAAAACGCAAAAAATCAGCACGCAGGAGCTAGATTCCGTGCTGCTCCAGTATTCGGAAAGCGTGTTAGCGGAATCAGTCCTTGAGACGCGGAACGATAAGTCGCACTCGCTGCTTTACGTTCATCTCCCAGATCGCACCTATGTCTACGATGCAAACGCATCGCAGGAGCTAGGGGAGCCGGTCTGGCATATCCTCACCTCGACCCTCGATGGCTTCACGCAGTACAGAGCGCGAGACTTCGTCTGGTCAAGCAACCGCTGGAACTGCGCGAACACGCAGACCAATCAGTACGGATACCTCACAGATCAGACTGGCCAGCACTGGGGATCGAGAGTGCGCTGGGAGTTCGGAACTACGATCCTCTACAACGAGGGCGCGAAGGCGATCATCCACCAGATGGAACTGGTCGCGCTCACGGGCAGGATTGCAGTCGGGACAGAGCCCAGAATCACGACGAGTTACTCCGTAGACGGGCGCGACTGGTCGCAGAGATTAGCGATCACTGCGGGCACCACCGGAGCAACGACGAAGCGGCTTGTCTGGTTTCAGCAGGGCCTGATTATCAACTGGCGCGTGCAGCGATTCGAGGGCGATTCTGATGCCCATATCTCATTCGCCAGGCTCGAAGCATCCATAGAAAAGTTAACGAACTGATGGCCAGACTCAACGTCACTCGCGACCAGCTGTCGGAGTTTCTGACAGACCCGCAACAGATCCGCCAGTTCGAGAAGCTCTTCGCGCAGGCTACGAACTCAAGCGTTCACAATAATCTAGAGGGCCTGCAAGGCGGCTCTCCCGCTCAGTACTATCACCTGACACAGGCCGAGTATGCAGGAACAGGCACCGGAGTCTTCGTCCGAACTGACTCGCCTGCATTTTCTGGGACTCTGACTGTTTCCGGCCCAATCGAAGCGACATCAGCGGCGTTCACAGGCCCTATTAGCGCAACGAGCGGCACGTTCACAGATGCAGTCACCGGCACGACGCTGACGCTGTCAGGGCTCGCTACGTTCAATGCCGGCGCGACAGGTACTAACGCATCGTTTACGACGGGCTCGCTCGCGGGCTATTCGTTTTCTGGCGATGACATGACCTCCACTGGGTCAACCGGCGGGTTCGGCCAGATGAATTTTTACACGCTGAACCTAGACATCGCGGCATCGGTGTTGGCGATGAATATCGACAATCAGCAGCGGTTGAACTTCCCGGCGGTTTCGTTGATTGGCGGCCCTCCAGGATTGACCAATCCGACGAATTTTTACCAGGAAGGGCGATCGTTTCTGGACAATATCTCTCCGCCATCAACAACGAACACCTACGCTGCCTCCAACGTATTTGCGCCTGCAACACTGTCAGCAGATAACACCGGGGTCGTCTACACCTACGGCATCACGATGTACATCGGCGGGGCGTTGCAGGAAGGCACGAACGTCACCATCGACGAGGAATTAGCGTTGGTGGTCAACAGCGGGAACTCTGCTTTTTCTAACACGCTGTTCGTCGGCGCAGGCGCGGGCAGCGTGGCGACATCGGACGCGCAGGGCGTTTTCTGTTCGCAAGGTGT